TCGAGAAATCGTACGGTTGCAAGGACAGATTAACACTCTCACCGCTGCCATATCAAAAATACGCGGCAATGATGGTGATGTAGCCAAAGCCAGTGCAGACCTAGATAATTTAAAGCAAGAAAAAGCAGATTTATTTGAAAATAGGATGTACATCAACGAAACTTTGTCGTATAATACAGTTATATTAGAAATGTTAAAGGATACTGGTATCAAAACCAAGATCATTAAGCAATACTTGCCAGTGATCAATCAGTTTATTAATCGCTACTTACAGATACTAGATTTCTTTATTCATTTCAACTTAGACGAATCATTCTCCGAGACTATTAGGTCGCGCCACCGTGATTCATTCTCATACGATTCTTTCTCTGAGGGTGAAAAGCAGCGGATCGACCTATCCCTTTTATTTACTTGGAGACAGATCGCTAAGATGAAAAACTCGGTATCGACTAATCTGTTGATACTAGATGAAACGTTCGATTCGTCATTGGACTATGAAGGCATAGACAATCTAATGAAGATCGTACACACGCTGGATGATGATACAAACGTATTCATTATCAGTCACAAGGGTGAAATGCTAGACGGTAAATTTGCCAACCGTTTGGAGTTTACAAAAGAGAAAAACTTTAGTAGGATTAAATAATGGAAATAAGTGCTGAAACAATCAAGGTGCTATCGAACTTCTCCCAGATCAATGGTAACATTGTTATCAAGCCTGGAAATAAGATCACTACCATGTCTGAGGCCAGAAACGTTTTGGCGGAAGCGGTAGTACCTGAACAATTTGATACACAAGTCGGTATCTACGACCTTTCAGAGTTCTTGCGTGTCATTAACTTAGTAGATACACCGAATGTAATGTTTAAAGAAAACTTTATGAACATTGGTGGTAATGCTGGTCGGGCAATGGTTACGTATTATTACTCTGATCCAGAGATGCTTACCACACCTTTGAAATCAATCGTCCTACCTAGTGAGGACGTATGGTTTGATCTACCACAACAAACACTTGCTGCACTCAAGCAATCAGCTGCAGCATTTGGACACGATCATATGGTTGTTGAACCTGATGGTGGTGCTATTAAGATCTCGGTTGTAGATCTCGAGAATGCAACTTCTAATAGTTATTCTGTATTAGTGGATGGAGGATATAAATCAGAAAGCTTTAAATTCATTATAAATATTAGAACCTCAAGATGATCAATAGTGATTATCAGGTTAAAATATCAAACGAACTTATTTCCGAATTCTCAGGTAAGGATGGTAATCTGACTTACTGGGTAGCTTTGGAAAAGTCATCAAAATATGGAGAATAAAATGAGTGATGATAAACAACTGGATCTAGAATCGCACGCACCAGTATATGACCTAGCAAACCGTGTGTGTCGTTCATCAGTTGCTGTGGTTGATACTATGGTCCAACGTGGCGCAGTAAAAGGCGAAGAGCTTTCTACTCTTGGACAACTTCGTGATCAATGTGTGCAGCTTATTCAAATGTGTGAAACATTCCAACAGGATTTAGCAGCAACACAAGAATAATTTAGGATATTATAATATTATGAGCAAAGATTTTCTTTGGTGTGAAAAGTACAGACCTAAAACAATATCCGAAACAATCCTTCCCAAAGCTCTAAAAGATACATTCCAGAAAATGGTAGAGACCGGTGAGATCCAGAACATGATCTTCTCCGGTACTCCTGGTCTTGGTAAGACTACCGTGGCAAAGGCAATGTGTAATGAGCTTGGGTTGGATTATATTCTGATCAATGGATCGGAAGAGGGTAACATCGATACATTACGTGGTAAGATTAAACAGTTTGCCAGTACTGTATCACTACAAGGTGGATATAAGGTAGTCATTCTAGACGAAGCCGATTACCTTAATCCACAATCCACCCAACCAGCTCTTCGTGGGTTCATCGAAGAGTTCTCAGACAATTGTCGATTTATTCTAACTTGTAATTTCAAGAATCGTATCATTGAACCACTACACTCTCGATGCGGTGTGTATGAATTCAATACGGCTAAGAAAGATATGCCGGAAGTGGCATCACAGTTCTTTAAGCGTTTAATCCAAGTACTAGAAGGCGAAGGCGTAGAACATACTCCGCAGGCAGTGGCTGATATGGTTTCTAAGTATGCACCTGATTGGAGACGAACACTTAATGAAGCGCAACGACGGGCCGTCACCGGAGCAATTAGTGCTGATGTTTCTAGTAATAATAACTCTAATGTTACTACTCTAATACAGCACCTTAAAGGCAAAGACTTTAAAAAGATGCGTCAGTGGGTTACAAATAATATGGACGTAGATACTTCTGCCATATTCCGTAAGCTATATGACACAGCCTTTGAATATATTGAAGGTAAAAGTATTCCACAGCTGGTATTAATTCTTGCTGATTATCAATATAAGGATGCTTTCGTTGCTGATAAAGAGCTAAATACAGTTGCATGCTTAACTGAGATAATGGCACAGGTGGATTTCAAATGAGATTAGTATTTGGTATAATTGTATTATGGCTATTAGTGTATGATAATGCCGCTATGTTTAAGCTGCTTCATAGCTTTTTAATTGGTCTATTACAATAGGAGAAACATATGAGCATTGTTCTTTACACTCAGCCGGCTTGCCCATTCTGCGATATTATGAAAGGTATGCTAGATAAAACTGGTTATACGTATGTTACTATTAATATTAAGGAAAATGCTAAGGCTTTAGAGTTTGTAAAAGAAAGAGGCCATAAGACGGTTCCACAATTATATGTGAATGATAAACACATTAATAAAAAGACTAACACTCAAGACTACACTGCTGACGAGCTATCAAAACTGATATCCGAATCACTTGAATGGGCATGGCAAGACAGCGGGATTGAACAAGGTATATAATGAATCCATTTGATTATGTAAATAGTGTCAGCCATACCAAGAAAGATATTATGGTTGACGATATAACTGAGAAAGGTTACAATAGCTTTACGATCAACCGGTCCTTAAGCTATTTCTACGATACGATTCAACTTGCTAACATCATGAATCAGTATCATCATCTTGATAAAAAGCTTCAATATCATTTTCTTATAAATACCATCAGAAAGCGTAAACGATTTTCGAAATGGAATAAACCAGAAACTGAGAGTGATATTGAGGTGGTTAAAGAATATTATGGGTATAGTAATGAAAAAGCTAAACAAGTCCTTCCCCTCCTATCACCTGAACAAATAACTATAATAAAACAGAAGGTGAATAAAGGTGGAAGAAGATAATTTTATTCAATGGGCTCCAACAGATATGTTGGAAGTAACCTTAAACGAACCAGATGACTTTCTAAAGGTTCGCGAAACACTTACACGGATTGGCGTGGCTTCACGTAAAGATAAAAAGCTATTTCAATCATGTCACATCCTACATAAACAAGGTCGCTATTTTATAGTACACTTTAAAGAACTGTTTATGTTGGATGGTAAAAAGGCCAATCTAGAGCTATCGGATATTCAACGTCGTAATACAATTGCCACACTAATGAGTGACTGGGGTCTAGTAGAGATCCAAGGAGCTGTAAATCTAGATTGCGCACCATTACGACTAATTAAGATCCTGCCTTATAAAGAGAAAGACCAATGGGAATTATGTCCCAAATATAATATTGGTAATAAGTAATAGCAGGGTTTACGTAAAGTAATAACTATGATATGATAAATAATGTTGAGTGCGGAAGACCGGCTCAACAACTTTCTTGCTTGTAAAAAGGAGATAACTATGACAGGCTTACAAACACTATTCCCACGTTCATCTTTTGTTGGGTTTGACCATTTATTTAATGAACTTGAGTTTACTGCAAAACATGCTCAAGACCACTATCCACCCCACAATATTCTTAAGACCGGTGAAACCGAATATCTTATTGAATTGGCTGTGGCTGGATTTAACAAAGATGAATTAAATATTGAGTTCAAGGATCGTACCTTGACTGTGATGGGGGAACATGAATCAAAAGGTCGCGAGTACATTCACCGTGGTATTTCCACTAAGAAGTTCAAACGCACCTTCAGGCTGTCTGAGCACGTAAAAGTGCATGGAGCAGATCTTAAAGACGGTGTATTGTCAATTGATTTGAAATATGAAGTCCCAGAAGAAATGCGTCCTCGTAAAATCGAAATTGGTCATTACGAGGAACTAACAAATGACACAGACACTAAACAACTTCTTCAAGAAGCT